CCTTCCAGTTTTCTTGTGTACGTTCCACACCATGTCCTATATCCTTCATAAATTCTTCTTCTGTGATTGGGTTACCGTTTGTGTCTTTCATAGTTAAGGTTTTGTTAGTGTTTTCCTGACCCATAGGTTAGGTTTAAGGTAATATACTTTGTAATAGCCCATAAGCACCAGCACTTGGCTTTACTTTCATGGTAGGATAGCCAGTTGTCATCTCTGGGAAGGTGTACTGTCGTGTGAGCATGTCCTCTCTGTCTGCTAGGAGCTTTGCTGTTTCGTATGCTGTTTCTCTTTTGAGTGAGTTAAGGAGTTTCATAATTTGTTTATTGAGAGAGGGTTAGTATCCAACGATAGAACTTACAAAAGCTTTAGCATCATCTTTTATATTATCTAGCGTAAATCTTTCTTTAATTTCTCTATCAACTCTTTCTTCTTCACCTGTGTAAACTCTTGATAATCCACCTGCAAAATGACAATCCTGACACTCTAAATGGTTGTAAATTGCAAATCCGCCACAACTTCCTATTCTTTTTACATTTTCACTATTACATTTTGGACAGTTCATATATTTATTATTATCCCCCTCGTTGTGAGATGCACTAGTCAGCTTACCCTATCCCAATGGTCTTGATGGCTTATTCAGCTAATGGATAGGTATCGTCTCAGTAGACCGACTAATGCACCTCGTTGATAAATGTTCTACTTTAAACTTTTAACGTACTTAATAAATCCTAAATACTCCGAAAGATACTGCTTGTTATCTTTATGTGTCTTTTTACACTTCTTTTCAAACTCTTTTAGAGTCCCTGTAAAGCACCCACATATTACTTGGCCATCATCGAAACAATATGTTGTCATTCTTTTTGAAGAGCCAATACATGATACTTGGATATATCTTTTGTCTGTCTTAGCGGAGCTTAGGTCAGCGGAGCTTAGGTTAGCGGAGCTTAGGTTAGCGGAGCTTAGGTCAGCGTAGCGTAGGTTAGCGGAGCTTAGGTTAGCGGAGCTTAGGTTAGCGTAGCGTAGGTTAGCGGAGCGTAGGTTAGCGTAGCGTAGGTTAGCGGAGCTTAGGTCAGCGGAGCGTAGGTCAGCGTAGCTTAGGTTAGCGTAGCGTAGGTCAGCGTAGCTTAGGTTGGCGGAGCTTCTAATTGCTTCTTCTAGTGTCTTTGCTATTGTATTGTCTTCACATTCGTACTCAAAGAGTAATTTACCGAATATTGAATTGATTTCTAATTTTGATTTCATTATACATTCTTTATTACTAAGCTAATAAGTATTGCTACGTTCACTCCTGTGAGTACCCATGTTACCTTGTCGTACCATGGCATTCTCTTTTGGAAGTTCCACTGGAAGGAGCCACCACGAAGGTGAATGGGTACATCTATTCCTGTAGCGTTGTCTACACCTACCTCATCTCTTGCAACCTTGTCCCAATAATCTTCTATTGCATCATCTAGCCCTATTTCTGCTATCCTCCTTCGGTATTCTGTATTCCTTACTTTTTTTGGTGTTGTTTTTGTTTTCATAATTATAGTCCTAAATCTTTTCTAATAAGGTCTTCTATGTACCGAGCATTGCCACGATACTTAAGCGTATTTCTTGTGTGTTGTGTACAAATATCTCGCAACTCTTTACTAAACCCAGTAATCAAGAAGTCACACGTCTTTTTTTCTCTCATATGTTTTTGTGTAAGTTAATAATGTTCTGCTGTAACCCAATCTCTGCACCTAGTTCGTTAAGCTGATACTCCTGTGAGAGTATTTCCTTCTGCTCGCCATCCTTGCCTTCGGTTAGCTTGCGTAGCTTCCTATCAAGATACACAACATCACGTAAAAACTCTAGCATAACCTCCTTGTTCGTATTGGTCGTTAAATCAGGATAGGCACCCCTTAACGCTGATAATATAGTTCTGTACCTAAACGCCACTAAGGATGCTTCCTTGTGGCATTTTAGGACAACCATGAGGTCTTCTGTGAGCTTGTTGTTGTGTCTTGTCTTACTCTTCATAGAAAGGTGATTTTTTCCAGTCTTCTACTGCTATCTCTGTGTCGTAGATGAAGTTGTCGTAATTAACTTCTGCTCTTGGTTTCTTGGGTTTTCCTTCCCTTGCTAAAAAGGCAAGTCTTTAGCATCTACAGCACCATCGTATCCCTTTGGCTCTGTAGGTTGATAGATACCCTTCATTGTCTGGTACTCTAGTGTCTTTGCCATTTCATCTCGCATAAACTGTGGCAATGCAAGATACTCTTCCTCGTTCCAGTTCTGGTATGAGAGAATAACTTGCTTGTTAAATGGCTTTGGCTTGTCCATCCCTTTGATAAGCTTAGACGTTGATACGTTCTGCTTCTCCTTGCCTGTTTCTGATATACCATAAGATACGTTAAGAAGGCATGTCTGACCGAGAAGGTTGTCTACGTCATAGTCTACTGCTTCTGCATCTGTCATACCCCCTATCATACCCTCCACAATGCTTCGCAAGTTCGCCTTGTTGTTCATGGATAGTGTATACATTTTACTAACTACCACAGGTTTTTCGCCTTCTCCCTCCTTCCACTCTTTCATTTCTGTAGGTAGTTCCCATGTTAAGTTCACCTTGTAAGCACTTGTCTTTTCTCCCTTATACTCTCCCTCCACTACCCCCATATACACTATCTTGTATAGTGTAGCTGGGTAGTTTCCTTCTTCTAATACTTCTTTTTTTGTCGTAGGAGCTTTCATTGATTTGTTTTATTAGTTATTAAGATGTTCTTACTACTAACCAACCTGTGTTGTCTAGTAGTGTAAGTGTAGAAAACTTCATACCATTTGTTAGTTTAACTCTTGGCTCGCTTCTATTTGTCCATTCGCTTCTTAGGACTTCTACCGACTCTCCAACCGATAACCTGTGCATAAGTTATACTAATTGCTTCATGCAAGGTGCTTGCTTCTTTCCATGTGCTAATCCTTTTGTTGTGTATCCTTTAATTTCCTCTGTTGTAACTATTTTCATGATTTTTATTGTGTTAATTTTATTAGTTTTCTTCTGCTAAAAGTGTATATTCTCTTTCGAAAGGTTCGCTTTCTTGTGGTGAGAATATATCTTCTCTTGTTAATTCTCTGTGGGTATCGCTATCTCTTGTCCATATCTGCTTCTCCTCACTACCAAAGATACTGTTATTCCAGTTCATGTTAGTAAGGGAGTACACTTAGCTTCGCACTTAGCTTTGCTAGTAATAGCTCTGCTGTTTCTCTCGTTAAGTGTATCTCGTTGTCTATGGATGGATAACGAATATCCCTAAGGTATACCCATACCTCTTCAGTTTCCTCTCCGTCAATGTTCTTCTTCACAAAAACAATTTTTGGATTGTTCATTTTAGTTTTTTGTTATTTTATAATCTATAGCTAATCCCACACCTATAAGTATACACCCCCTACCGATATAGTCAATAGTAGGGGGGGTATATACTGTGTATAGCTTTATTCCATCTCTTCTAGCACCAGTTCCACATCAATCCACTCCTCTGTTTCTTTGCCATCCACAATGAGTGGGAATGTCCAGTTGTACTGTTCTCCACTCATCATCTCCTGTAGGTCATTTTCTGTGATAGGCACTATGATTTTTTTATTCATGTTATTTATCTTCTCTTAGTGTTAGTTCCCTTTCAATTTCTAGTAGTGTATTGATATGATTATCAATAGATGTTCCCTTCCCTTCTGTAAGGTCGGCTATAATTTCTTCCTTTATGTCTATAAGTTGGTCATCATCTGCTAGTTTAATATCTAGCTCGTATATTCCTGTTAGTTGTGTCATAGTTGTTAGTTGTTATTAATAAAAGCATCATCATCTGTACCTGTAACGTCATATACCATAGATATCTCTGTTTCTGTATCCCCCCACTCGTTGTAGTGTATGATGTCGCTATCTACTCTACTATTCCACTCATCAGTTGCAAGCTCTCTCGCTTGTTCCTCATTTTCTGCTTGTATATCTAGCACGTACTTCTGTGTTTCTACAAACTCTACTTTATATGATTTCATAATTTTCTAGTGTTATATCTTCTCCCACTGTTGCTAGTAATATATCTCCCATGTTCTCCTCTACTGCTTCCACTTCTGCTTCTGTAAGCTCGTCATATCCTTCTTCTATTGTTGGCTCTTCAATCTCATATGGCTCGCTTGTCTGGTATTCCCTCACCACTATCTCCTTGCCATTAATGTTCAAAGTGTGGTCTATAGTTCTACGAACATATACCTCACTCTCTGCTGTTTTAGTTATTTTCATGTTGTTATTTCATTTCTTCAATAATGTATTGAACACGTACCATGGGTATATAGTAGTCCTTCCCATTAGGTAGACCTATGTTTACCTGTTCTATGTTAGCGTTTATAGCTTGCACCAAGGTTGTATGTTTCGTCATGATTAGTCTGGTATGTAGGTGTTCTCATCTACTAAGTATTTTATAATTTCGTCATAGTCTTTCGCAGGGGTATCTGTATAGTTGTAGTAAAAATGTACAGGTATCTCCTTCTTAAAAGCATATGCAACAACCTCATAGGGACTTCTAAAGCCCTTCTTAAGACTGCTATTTAGCTTGCTCGCACCATTATCCCAATAGTCCACGTATCTAGCTGTAAACTCTGGATAGTCTTTCTTAAACTCATCCGTAAAGTTGTAGCACTTCCTAGCATCACCAAACTTTAGGTGTATGTAGTTATCTTCTGTACCATAATAATTAATGTCTTTCATGTTGTTATGTTATAGGCGTTGATTATACGCCCTATACTGTACTCATAAGAGTACAGAAAGGGAATACAAGCTAGTCTTGTATGACTACAGTATACCCACGTGCTTCTAAGTCTTTTATCTCCTCCTTAGCATCTCCACTGTAGGATATGATACTTTCACTATCCTCCTCTATCTCCTCCACTTCTTCTATACCAGATGTATACTTACGTGTTTCTATCGTAACAAGGTTTACATAATACTCTTGTACAGTGAAAAGATACTTGATATTGTCTATCATCATCTGTATCGTTGCCTTTGCTTCCTTACTTGCATCTGCATAATATACGAACATGTATTTATCACAATCTCCTTGTGAGTATCCTATAGCACTAGCACTCGCTACAATGATATTGCCTAGTATCTTCTTTCTTATCGTTGCCTTCTGTTTTTCTGTAGTATCATCCTCGTACTCTATGTATAGGTAGTCATCACTCAATGTATCTATGTATTGCTCTATGACCTCATTAGCTTCCTTTGCTGTAACTTTGCACCTCTTCATATCTAAGCCATTGTTGTATTCGTTGCTTCTATCATTCCTATTAGTAAAAAGGTGATGAAAGTCCCTACCATTAGTATGGTATATAGCAATAACATCCTTTTTCACCTCATCTAGCATAGCTTGCATATCCTCTACATAGAAGTCATATGCAAGATTGTCATAGCAAGGTGTTATTCTTGCTTCTTTCTTTGTGCTTGTCACTGTGTACTCTATTTTATCCGCAAGCGTTTTTATAGCTTGCAAGTTGTTATTGTTTATCATGGCTATAGTATAAAGTTATTAATATCTAGCACGTTATCTTCTAGCATTGCAGTTGCTATCTCATCCCCCTCATCGCTTTTAAAGTCAATGAAAGATATAGCACCATAGCTCTCCCACCCCCCTTCGCAAGCTCTAAACTGTTGTAAGCGATAATCTACAGTGTAGGTTATCCCTTTGTAGGTATATTCTTGTAGCTTCATAGTATTATTTTTTATGTTCTATAAAATGCGTATTGCATATGTACCACCTCCCACACTTTTTCGGATAGCATTTCTCTTTTGTAGTTTTCTGATTAGTCATGTTATAAGTTTATTAGTATGTAGCAATATCCTATAAAAATAAGTATCACTACAATGTTGTTAAGTAATTTCATGCTATTCTTTCTCTTCTCTAACATCTGCTAGAAAGTAGTCTAGCAAGTCACTATCCATATGATTAACTATAGACCATTGCAAGAAGCGTAATGCTATTCCTTCTGCTTCTTTGTCTGTTATGTCATTGATAAAGTCATCATACTCTAGCTCTTGTATCTTTTCGCTTAATTGCTTAAGTGTTATCCCTTGCTTAGTCATGTGATTATTGATTAGTTAGTAAAACAGTATATTTTATATACTGTACATATAGCATCGCTGTTTACTTGTTAATTATTAGTATTTCTCTATGTACACGATTTTTGTTTTATATATCCCTGTGTTGTTTGTTTCGTGAAAGATGTTTCTCGCTTTTATAATAGCTTCCTCTTTCGTGGTAGCCACTACAGTGTGGGTTGTAGGGTAGTTGTATACCTCTACTTGGTAGATGTTAGCCATGTTATGCGTTTCTAAGCTTAGTAAATATCTCTTTGTGTATGGTAGCATTTCGAGCAAGCTTGCTATTTAAGAAAGTCTTTCTCTTATCATGTCCATACTGTAGATAGTCCTCATGCTCTTCTAGTTTACTTATCAATAAGCTCTCTAGTCTTTCGCACTCCTCTTCTGTTAGATTAATGGTGAAAGTGTTAGTCATTGTAGTGTAGGGCTTTATTTTTGTTAAAAACATCCCATATCTGCTTATCAGAATATGTACCTATTAACGCTTCCTTTGCATCTTCTATATCATAGGTATAGTATGACTCATAGTTAGATAGTTGATACTCGATGTATGCATCGTGTAGGTTGTAGTGGTCTATCATGTGGACAAAGTTGTCCTTGCATACTTGCATATCATGGGTATACCTTGCAAGGTTAGATGTAGGAATAAAACAACCCCCATTTATTCGTGTGTAGGTATCTCCTTCCTTTAGTGTGTGCGATAACATACCTTCTTGTAATTGATTATTATTGAAAGCAAAGAACACGCCACACTCATTCATCACTCTATTAATACTATCCTGATACTTTTTTTGAACGTCTTGTAGTAAGTTTGTCATGTGATTATTTTAGCGATGCTATATGTACAATACATAATGTATTGATGATGACAAGGTACACCATGTGGTAAGGTGTACACTGAAAACAGAACAGGGTATATTTTATAAAATTGAAACACTACTTGCCACTGATATACTCATCACTATACATAGAAACTACCTTGCTAGTTAGTCTAGCAAGTGCATCTATCTCAACCTCAAAAGGTATCTCGCTATCATCATCTAAACTCTGGCGAAAAAAGTATTCCTTAATAAGTTTAGACCTCTTCTCCTCTAATGCATATTGCATAACTTGTAGCTCATCATCTGTGAACTTCTTTGTTTTAGTCATGGTATTAATTGATTAGTGATGCTAAGTCCTCCTCATCTTCCAAACGTGCTATCTCATTTCTAATAGCTTGCTTAAGAAGTACACTATCTCCACTTTCAAACTCTCCTATAATATCTAGTGCATCGCATAACTTATCAATGCGAAGCTCTTGGCTTGTTTTTGTATACATGTGATTATTGTTTACCCCTGTTCTGTTTTCAATGTACTACCTGTACCACTACCCCTATTATACAGGGTATAGAATAAATTGCAATAGCATATGTGGGGATAACTCATAGAGAAGAGAAAAGCAGTATCTACAAGCTGTAAAGAGAAAAACAAGGGCTAAAATTGACCTACAAGGTACCTCTACTACTAGTACCTGATACTTACTACCTCTTATACTGTTATCATAACGTCATGGGTAAAATAATATCCTACACTGCTCAACCTCATATACGTATACATGCAATATTGACATGCAACTGTAAGCATCCATTGTGTAATGGGTTATACTTAGAAACTTTCAAAGGGCAAGCATATTGTTTACACTATTATAAAAACACTGTACTATAAAAGCATGATAGAACATATTGAAAAGGTATTGAAAACAAAGAAAAGTTACAAGGTTACACCCAAGCCAAGACAAAAGAAACTAGCTATGCTAGTAGTAGAAAACATGCAAAAGAAACAACCAGAACCTATAGGGAAACTTATGGAAAGTATTGGATATGGTACAACATCACTAACTCCAAGCATAGTTACTGAAAGTAAGGGATATTTACAAGCTTTACGAGATTTAGGATTAACAGAAGAGCTTGTAACTACATCACTTGTAGATGATATTAACAAAAAACCACAGAATAGAGTCAAAGAATTATCGCTTGCTAGTGATATTTTACAGATGAGAAAACCTGTAGAAGTTAATAAAAACGATACTAACAAAGGCAATACTTATAACTTCCTGTTCAATGAAACAACTAAGCAACAGATAGAAGACATTAATAACGCTATAAAACAACGCTTACTTAACAACTAACACTATATCACATCACCACTATATCACCATAGTGTCAACAGTAACCATTGTTATACTGTAGTATTTACAATACTTCTAACTACTCCCCCCTATACCATAGAGCACGGTAGGTGTAGATGGAAATAGTAGGTACCTAATCACTCGCTGTCTAATTTTAACTTTTGGTAAATCTAACTTTTCATCAAGAGCCTTTTGAAAATTTATTTTTTTCATTTTTAACTTTTGGTGTTTGTTATTGAGATACAGAGAGCCAGAGGACAGTCTGTTAAGTCCCTTGTTTTTAATCTGTTTTTGTAGATTTCTCTCTACTAGATTGCTACTTATTTCTATCCTCTCCATTGTGGTCCTCTGGGGGTGTTCTGGCGGTCCAGTGTTCTACTTAGCCTTGTGCTATGTCACCAATATGACGTTAATAAGACCGACATATCTGTGCTAGGGTTTCCATTTCTAGGTTTCTCTGCTTGGAAATTTGTTCTTTATATAAACTGTTTAACTAATGGTGCTTGTTTTGTTTTCTTTGGAACACGTACTGCAAACTTTCTTCTTTTATAATCGCATTGATTTGTATTTTTACAAAGTGGAAATCTTGAACATCCTAAAAACCTTTTGTTTCTTACAGACCTGAAAGTTAATCTACCTCCCTTGTCATTTTCTAACGAGCAAGCTGGGCACTTCTCCCCTTCTTTGTGTAGTATCCTTGTATTTGCGTACATAAAATAAAAAATCTCTTTTCAGCGTACCACCTAGTTCCCTAGATGTTACAGTGAAAAAAGATTTTCACCTACTGACTACGCTGGTCGGATTGCTCTGACCTCTTAAGAGTAGCATTATCCCCATTTCCTTGTCAATAGGGTCTTGTGTACATCTGTGGACAGTGTTACTCTTAGTGTAATACAAACCCATCAACATATGGCAATACTAGATTTTATATTGAGGAAAAAGCATGAATTAGCAGTGGTTATTGACGACTCCCTTGCAGGGATTCTTCCTCTTGAGGAGGTAACTACAACATTCTTCGGTGAAGGAACAGATGAGGAATACAACGACCAAGTGATAGCTGACAAAGGACTAGCTGGTATTTTTGGTATAGAAAGAGGGGGGAATAATGCCCCTTAATATATATGCAAATACAAGGAAACAGAGTGTTAGTGCGTAAAGGAGAGGAGGTTAAGAAAGAAGGTTTCCAGACTGTTGATGTCTCGGACCCATTTCTTAACAAGGGAGTTGTTGAACAAACAGGTGTTGGTGTTGATATGCACACTGCACAAGAGCTTATTCATCAGACTATTCTCTTTGCTAAGTATTCCCCTGATACCCATGAGTACGACAACAAGAAGATAGTCGCTGTGGATGATATTTTAGCTATTCTCTGATATGGATAATTTAATACCTTCGCCATTACTAGGTGGTAATTTCAAAGAACCAACAGAGATAACCGATAAAGATGTTGAGGAACTGTGTAAAAAGCATGATGCTCATTCTGGACTCTTTATCGTGTTTAGACGAGAGCAAGCTCCTTGTAGAGAAGGGTGTGATGGATTACACAGTGATGGTGGAGAGTACAATCTATCCGATATTGAGAAAATCTATATCTTAAGAATGTTGATGGATGAATGGGGATTAAACGAAGAATAACAAATGAAAGGACCTAAGCCACTTATAGAAGAGCATTACCACATACAGGAGCTTATAGAACGCCAGAATAAGCGTAGTGAGGAACGTACCTACTTTCAGGAGAAGCAGAAGCTAGGAGAGGAGAGAATCAAGGAAATAGCTGATGCTCGCCTTATGGCTACTGCAGATTTCTGTTGCTTGAAATGTGGTGATGAGTTTAAAGGTGTTGCTGTCAGACAAGTAGAAGTGCCCTTTAATGGACCACCTATTGCCTATTACAAGCATAAGTGCGATAAAGGACACTGGTGCATACGGTACATTACCGACAAATGGAAAGACCCTTACTGGGTACGTAGTAAGGCAGTATTACAAGATAAGGGGAAGAATTATAAAGATATGATTCAACCCAGTGAAGAAGGATTTAATTTACTCTATAAAAAAATATGAACCCACAAGAATTAACACAAGACGATATTAAGAATATTCTTAATCTTATTAACCGAGTAGGTAACATTACAGGACAAGAAGCTCTTGCTGTTGCAGTAACCCAGAAGAAACTACAAGATATGCTTATTCCTGAAGGGGAAAAAGAGGAAGAAATTATAGGAACACCAACAGAATAGTATGGCTAAAGCTATTCTCTTTGGGCAAGATGCTCGTACACGTATAAAAGCAGGAATAGACAAGGCATGTGACGCTGTTAGACCTACACTCGGTGCTATTGGCATGACTGCTATGATTGAATACCCTGGTTTAGACCCTATTGAAGCAGATGATGGGGTAACCATTCTCAAAAACATTGAATTAGAAGACCCTTATGAACAAATAGGGGTACAAATGATACGAAAAGCAGGGGTTAGAACCTCTACCGAGGGAGGAGATGGTACTGCAACCACAACCGTACTCACACAAGCCTTGGTAAACGCTGTCTTTGAGGAACTTGGTGATGACCATGCCAAGATTAGAGCCATAAGAGAGCGTCTACAGACTGGTTTAGAGGAGGTTTTGACAGAACTTAGGAAGGTAAAGCGTGATTTAACCCCTGAAGACATAGAACGTATTGCTACCATCTCTTCGCTTGACCCTGAAGCTGGTAAACTCATTGCTGAAATGATTAAAGAGGTAGGGGTTAATGGCTCGATTACTGTAGAAAAGGGTAGTAAACTAGGGTATTCCAAGGAAGTTGTCTCTGGTGCTAAGTTCGACAAAGGACTTGTAGCTTCAGAGTTTATTACTGACCATGAACACCAACAGTGTGTGCTTGAAGATGCCTACATAGTCCTTGTTGATAGGAAACTCTCAACAAACGAGCAAATCCTGCCACTTCTTCAGTCTATTGGTACAGGTAAGAGCATTCTCTTCATTGCTGATGACTTCGAATCTGTTGCCCTCGGTACCCTTAAGTACAACGCTCTAGCTGGTGTTGCTAAGATTGCCTGTGTTCGTAACCCCTTTACAGGACAACGTGGTCTCGACTTCCTCCAAGATGTGGCTATGCTTACTGGTGCTACGGTCATTTCAGAAGGTAAGGGCATGAAGCTCTCTGAAGCGACTGACGCACTCTGTGGTCATGCTGAAAAGGTTGTTGCAACCAAAGATGTGACTAAGATTATTGGTGGTAAGGAGCACGAAGGATTAGAGAAACACCTTAAAGGACTTATTAACGAAAAGGACAATAGTGTCAGTGAGTACACAAAAGACATGCTTGCTGAACGTATTGCTGCCTTAGCTGGTGGTATGGGGGTCATTCGTGTTGGAACCTTTACGGATACGGACTTTAACGCTAAGAAGTACAAGTTTGAGAATGCTATTAACGCTACGCAAGCTGCCCTTGAAGAAGGTGTTGTCGCAGGTGGTGGTGTTGCCCTCTTACAACTTAAAATAAGTGAACCACTTTTTAAAGATGTCCTTACCGCACCTGCCATTCAAATGGCTAAAAATGCTGGGGTTGATGACTACACACCAACAGGGTGGACAAAAGACCATGGCATGAACTTCAAAACCATTAGACATGTAGACATGTTCGAAGCTGGTATTATTGACCCCTTTAAAGTTACTCGTTTAGCACTTGAATCTGCGGTGGCTATTGCAACTGCACTTGTTTCGGTAGAGACTGTAATCATAAACGAGAAAAAGGATGGCAAAGAAGAACGATAAACAGTATTACTCAATTTTGCAGTGGATAACCGAGGAAGGTCTTACTAACGAGAAGGGGGAACCCTTTGACTTCAAGGATAGACCCTTTCTCTTGGATATTCTAACCGACTTCTCTCCACGCCTTGTCGTTACTGCGTGTGCACAGGTTGGTAAGTCAGTCACCTTTATTATGAAGGTGCTCTTTGCTGTGAAATACTTACGCTTCAACGTGATTTATACCTTCCCAACAGATGATGACGTGAAGGAGTTCGTAGCATCAAAGGTGAACAAGATACTCCAAGCGAACATTCATGAGTTTGAAGGTATGGCTTCTGACAACATTGAACGTAAGGAGTTGAATGACCGCTTCATTTACTTCAAAGGTACCATCTCTAAGTCAGCTGCCATCTCTACAACTGCAGACCTGCGTGTACACGATGAAACCTCTCGTTCTGACCAGAATGCCTTGATTACCTATGGTTCTCGTACCAAAGCTAGTCAGTACCGAGGTACATGGCAGTTCTCGAACCCAGGGGTAGAACGTGACTCGCTAGACCTTGAGTGGCAGATTTCAGACCAGAAGGAGTGGATAATCACCTGTGAACACTGTCAGACAGAGCAGATGCTCACCTTCCCAGAAAGTATTAACCTTGAAAAGAAATACTACCAGTGTCAGACCTGTAAAGGACAACTTTCTGATGACACACGAAGAAAGGGTAAGTGGGTAGCACAGATGCCAGACAGTAAGATTTCTGGCTACCACGTCTCTCACCTTATGTGTGCGTGGATTCCAGCCGAGGATATTGTTGAAGAATCACAAGGAGACCCAGCCTATTTCAACAACTTCGTCTTAGGGAAGTCATACTCTCCTGGCGACCTTTCAGTAACCAAGACAACCATCTTAGACCTCTGGACACCAAAGAATCTTCGTACCCAAAAAATCTTCATTGGTATAGACGTTGGTAACATTAAGCACTACGTGATTAGAAGTGAACTTGGTATCTTGAAAATGGGCAGGTTCTCCCAGTGGGAGGAGTTAGATGACTTGATTGCTCTATGGAAGCCTACTGCTGGTGTCATCGATGCCATGCCTGATAACACAGCGTCTAAGCACTACGTTGATACCTACCCATGGATGCAGATGTCATTCTTCCAAGAGAACAACAACAACCCCCAGACCATCGTATGGTGGGGAGAAGGAGACAAGAAAGGCATTGTCTACTCTCACCGAGATAGAATCCTTGACCGTATGCTCACTGACATGATTGAAGCCAAGTTCCTCATTTCTGTACCTTCTGACAAGAACTTCCAAGACTTCATCAAGCACTTTGAGACCCTACGAAGAACGAAGGTCGTGAACAACAAGGGTATTGAACGCTACGTGTGGGATTCTACGACAGGACAAGACCACTACGTATTCGCCTGTCTCTATGCCTTTCTCGCTATGCAAGGTGATGGAGCTGGTATGTTCTTCGGAGAAACAGATGAGAAGCAGTCGGTCATTAGTGCCGATAACGTCTATGACATTAGTCGCGTGTGGGCAGATAATCAAGCATAAGTATGGAAATATTACAGGTACTCTCGGAGAAAGAAGTGCGTATGATTAACCTTTTAGTGAGTCGTAAAGCACTCAATCAAAAGAACTGTCAGATAACCCTTCAGTTCGATTCAGAAGGAGAATTAAAAACAATAGAGCGTAAGGATTATTTGTACAATTATCGATACGAAAATTCTTGACATAAAAATCTATAAGACATACTATTAAATCAAAGACAATTCTTACTCTTAACATAAGACGGAATCTCTCACGAGGTTTCGTCTTTTACTTTAAATACTACTCAATGAAAATAAATTTTGACCAACTCAAAGATGATGAAATACTTAAGCTTGTTAAAAACAGGTACGACTCATCAGCAGAAATCTGGGAACAAGTAGACAACATTTACAAAGCAAACGTAGCGGTGTACAGCAATAAAGGACAGTGGTTAGAGAACCTTCCAGCTCGTAGAAAGAAGTATCAGGTACAGGCAAACAGAATCTTCGTTAACATGGAAGCGGTGATTAACGCACTCATTGCTAACCCTCCTGGCATCAACGTCTTACCAGCTCGTATTGGACAAGTTGCTCAAGACTTTGCACGTAAGATAGAAAAGTTTCTCCTCAAGAAGTTTAACGATAGAAACACCAAAGAGGTACTTCGCATGGGACTTCGTAACTTATACTTCGCAAGAATTATTTGTATCAAACCATTCTGGAACATCAAGATAAATGACTTCGACTTTCGTGCAGTTGACCCTCGTAAGGTCCGTTATGGTAAGTACGCAAAGAAAGAAGATGAGTCAGAGTTTTTCATAGAAGACATTGAAGACAATGTCGCTGCAGTTATCGACAGATTCCCAGAGAAGAAAGCAGAGCTACTCAAGAAGTATGGTCTCAAAGATGAGAACGACCTCGCAGTCAAGAACCCATCATGTACCTATCAGGAAGCATGGATTCAAGATACTGTTATCTTCAAGCTTGAGAATATCCTCCTTGGCAAGATGAAGAATCCATATTGGGACTGGGATGGTATTTTGATTACTGAAGAAGAAGAAGCACAGCTCAATGAACTTGAAGGACAACCTCGTAGAGATATGCTCCAAGGCATTAAGTTAGAACAAGGAATGCGAGCACAGATGGTAGAAGAGGGAATGGAACACAAGGCATTCTACTTCAACTACTTCGATAGTCCTCGTAAGCCATACATCGTGGGTACTGTCTTTAACAACGAGAACTCACCGATTGGACAGACCGACATGATTACACTATCCTCTGAACTCCAACGAGGTATTGATAAGCGTAAGATGGACATTGATGAGAACTGTGAACTCGCTAACGGTGTCCTCAAGGTTGACGCTTCTGTTATGGGTAAGCAAGACGCACAGCGTATTCGCTTCGAAACCAAGGGTATCATCTGGGGTAAGGGTGTGAAGGATGGTGTTACTCGTGAAACAGGTCAGGCACTTCCTCAAATGGTCTTTGATGATATGAGACATTCTGAAGAGATGATTGATAACATCATGGCTGCATCATCTTCCTTCCGAGGTGAACGACAAGGACAGGAAACAAAAGCTGGAAGACTTGCTCTCATTCAGCAGTCAATGCAACGTCTCAATGAACTCACTCAAGTTGTAGACTACGTTTCACTTGAAATGTTCTCATGGGCAATGCAACTCGCTAAGACTCGTTACACCGAGTACCACTACGCTAAATGGATGGGTAAGGATGACGCTATGCAAACGATTGAACTGATTCAAGATGACTTCGAGACTGGTTCTGAAATCTACGTGGTTGCTGGTAAAACACTTCCTGTGGATAACGAATGGAAGTTCGAACAAGCACAGAACGATGTTCTCAATGGCTTCATTGCTCCTCCTGACTACCTTGAGATTGCTAAGTACGACAACGCTAAGGAACTCTCGATGAACGCTGTCATGTACAAGCAGAACCCAGCACAAGCAGTTGGTATTCCTCCAGCATCAATGCCAATGCCAGGTGTCCCTGGACAACTCCAGCCAGACCAGCAAGCAGAAATGATGGCACAAGGATTACCTCCAGAGATGATGCCAGGCAGTGGCGGTGGCATTACCCCTTCACAGGGGAAGATAACACCAGCCAAGAGAAGCTAGGTGTACGACCAGCAAGTCGTTAAAAGGCATTTAAAAAGTTAATCCGACCAAGCAATTCATCTCCAGTCGTAAGACCAAGTTGATGAAAGGGCAGTCTAAAAAACACATGCCAGAAGAAACAATGGAAGTAGTCCACAGTGAACCAGAGGTTACACCAAGTGAGGTTACTCCCACACCAGAAGTTACCCCTGAAACGGAACCAGCTCCTGCAGCTGAACCAAGTACACCTGAAGTAGAACTTTATGAACTACCAGATGGAAGAAAGGTTGATGCAGAAACATTGAGTAAAGAATGGAAAGAAAACTTCTATCCAGACTATACTCGCAAATCCCAAGCTCTTGCAGCAAAGGAAGTTACCAAGACAGAAGCACCTTCTACCGACCCAGAATGGGTTCCACAATCATACGAAGAACTACTCACTGTTGCAGAACAACGAGTCTTCCAGAAGATGGAACAGAAGCAGAGAGAAGAAATTGAAACAAGGGAACGTGTTGAGAACGAGGTTGTAGCACAACTAGAAACACTCAAGAAAGCAGACCCAAACCTCAATGAGAATGCTCTCTTCCTTCACGCTAACAAGTATGGTTTCAGGGACTTAGCTGTCGCTCACCAGAACATGAAAGATATGAACGCACTCGTTAAGAATACCCAAGAGGTAACTGCTAAAAATATAGCAAAACGAGTAGACCCAGTATCAACAGTTCCAGGGGGCACAGGTGGTTCACGACCAGACCCAAGCGCATTCTCATCAGCAGTAGAATACATGCGAAGTCTCAAGTAGCATTTATTCGTTTAATTTAACATTATGATTTTTAATTCAGCAGTTACAACAACAACACGTGAGTTTATTTTGAAGAAAGTGTATGACCAAGTTACTACAGGTACTCCTGGTCTTATGACTTTCCTCCAGTCTCCAAAGGAATGGAAGACAGGTACAACCTATGAGTTCCCTATCAAGTACACAGATACGACAAATGGTGGAAACATGGGTATTGCAGACAAGCTTGATACAGCTCGCCAGAACACTCGTGTTAAGGCATCTTTCAACCTTAAAGCAACTAACAAGCCAGTCGTAGTAGCAATCGCAGAAACGACAGCAAACATGGGGGATGAACAAATTGTAGACCTTCTCGACACAGAGTTCGATTCACAGGCACAGTCTCTCATGAATGTTATGGCACAGAACCTCTACACAGGAAATGGTACAGGTAATGACTGGGATTCACTTGCAAATGCAGCATCAGACTCAACACTCTTCGCTTCATACGGAAGTCTCTCACGAACAACCTACTCTGCTTTCAGTGGTTACTACCTCGCAGCAACAGGTGCTATCACCCTTGCTAAGCTTGCAACCGCACATGATGCAGTTACGATTGGTGTAGATTCTCCAGATGTTTCCTTCACAACAAAGTCAGTATGGTCTTCATACGAAGCTCTCCTTACTCCTACAGTACGTGCTAATTTCTCAACAAGCGGTTATCCAAAGATGAACGGTTTTGGAGGAGTAGCATCAGCTGGAGCAGGTGCAGGTGCAGACCAAGGTTTCGTTTACCTTACTTTCCGAGGTACTCCTCTTGCAAAAGATGAGCAGGTTCCATCAGGGAAGCTTTTCCTCGTGAACAAGAAAGGATTCGGTTTCGTAGGTTTCAACTACCAAGACGAGTCAATCATGACCGCTAACTTCAAGGCTACTTCAGATGCAGTACCAACAGGAGTTCCTGGAAATGTTAAGTCAACTCGTGGATTCCAGTTCCGTAAGATGATGTCTCCAGTAGACCAGCTTACAAAGGTAGGATACTTGATTTACGCAGGTAACTTCGTAGCTACAAATCCTCGCCTTCTCGGTACGCTTAACGCAGTTTCATAATTATTAGACTAATCTTTTGACCTCGCTAGACGAGAGAGAGAAACAATAAACATATGTCAGTAAAAGAATTTATACCAGCAGTCAAATACGGAAACCTCGTTTCTGGTGATGAGATTGTTGCAGGTGCGGTGCTTACAACCCCAAATATCGGTGCAGCGACAGGAACAAGTGCTGCCCTTACTGGAGCTGTTAATGTTAAGAACGCTACAGCAGTACCAGCAACAGCTGGTGCGATTGCAGCAGGTGCAGCTATCACCATGTATTCTTCAAATATCAGTATTTGGGTAACAAGTGATGCTCCTACACATTCTGGAACAAAGGGTGACCTTTGCATTAACACTGGTGGTTCAAGTGCATCAACACGTTTATACGTGAACAATGGAACGACAAACTGGGTAGCAATTACAACTGCTTCCTAATTAATTAACTAATGGGCGATGCCCACAATAGGTAACGGTTAAGAGCCAATACCTGAAAACACTTATGAACTCAATTTCATTTCAAGACGTTTACCAGACAACAACCGCTAAAGGACAGTTTAAGCTTGGACAACGAGCTTACACTCCAGACGGTCGTGAATGGCGTTTCGTAACTTCTACTACACTTGCATCAGGAAACATTGCGGTGCCAGTAGCAGTTTTCTCCGCAGACCTTTACTCATCTTCAACAGACATGCAGGGTCGTATTGTATACGCAACACGTGCTGCAGATACTAATGTTGTTGGTGTGTACGAAGATGCAATCGGTGTTGTTGATGATGGTACTGGTGTTGGACAAACATTCAAGATTCGTACTAACAACGCAACAACCTTCACACTTTACCCAGAATCAGCTCTCGGAACAGCTCTCGCAGTTGGTTCTTCAGACCTTACTGTTATCGGTATGGCTAACTGTAGAGTTGCTGCTGTTACAAGTAAAATCCAGATGACACAAGGTGGAGCACAGGTTGCTTTCACTTCAGGTGATTATGGATGGTTGCTTACACGTGGAGATGGTCGTGTACTTGCTGGTGAAGCTCTCACCGTTGGTGGTAGTTTCGTTTCAGGTGATGACACCACAGGACAGGTACTTAAGGGTACTACTGCAAAGGGTGAATTTGATGAGCAAACTCTCGGTTATGCAATCGTTGCTAACGCATCTGCAGACCAAGGAGCACTCGTTCGATTCAACATTGCGTAGTTTCTTGCTTCAGCCCCTTATAGGGGTTGGGTGGAGGAAACTCCGTTTGGAGAAAGACAAAGCTCCAAATTATTAGTTAATATTCAATATATGTCAGAACAAGTATCAAATCCTAATGACTACAAAGTTGTCGCTTTTCACAACAAAACAGACTTTAGGTTCACTCCAGATATGGGGTGCATGTTTGATGGAAGACCAATTAACGGAACAACAGGGCAACCTGGAATAGATGCTGGAGAAAGTTTAACGGTTCCTTATCATATAGGACATCAGATAGCACTCAACCTAGCGAAGATTGCTATCACAAAGAGTGCCCCTCTTGTCGATACTGCTGGTATACCAACAGGTGTACCACTCTGGGATGACCAGAGGTTGTTATCACTCAAGGACTCATTCCTTACAGAACTCTACGTTGAAGAAAAGTCAAAGGTTATGTCAGAAACAGACAAGCTTATGGCGAAGGTAGAGGAGTACAAGAAGATGGTTGAGGACTTAGTGGTAAGTAAGAAAGAAGATGCTACAGAAGAAGTTGCTCCTACCGCACCAGTTGCGACAGGACCAATGACCTTTGCGGATAAGTCAGACGTACTTACAGAGTTAACAAAGCGAGGGATTAAGTTTGATGCTCGTAAGTCAAAAGCAGAGCTTGAGAAATTAATCGTCTAATACACTAACCCAGTTGTAGTAGACATCAAAGAGGTGCAAGTCTTCTACTGGGTTTCCCATATGATAGAAACAACAATTACAAAACAGCAAATGGAAACCGTTCAGTTATTGGCAGAAACAAACATGCAGATTTCTGAAGCTAAAAATATTCTATTTAACTTACAAAAGGAGGAAGCAGACTACATCACGACTCGTGAGAAAGAAGTATTACGAAGAATAGATTCACTTTATACAACAAGTAACACCACACTCCATGCAATCAAAGAAAACTACAGTGAAGCACAAGAGCTTCTTCGAATGGCTACAGAAGCTACTTCATTCATTGTTGAATCTTACGAGAAGCTCTCCGAGCTCTTCTCTACCTTCAAAGAAAGCAATCGCTCCTTTGAAAAAGAAGTCAGTCGTAAAGAAGAAGAAATAATTGCTTTTAAGAAAGCAATCGAAGTAGACAAAGTTTTCATCGCTAATAGTAAAAAGACATTAGAGTTGGAACGAGTGAAGATGGAAAAAGAGAGAAGGAAGATAGAGGATGACAGAGCAACTCTCGAACGTGCGTTTAACAGACTTAATAAATAAATATATATGGCAGATACCTCGGCAATCATTGCCCCAGTTTCAGTAGCAAATACACCAGAAATTCTTACCAGTGCTGGTACTGCTCTTGCAGCAAACCCTGCTCGTGCAGGTTGGATGATTCAGAACTGTGATACAGACCCACTCTTTGTACGTTTTGGTTCAGGAGCTTCTACAACAGTGTTTCATGCAATTCTTAAAGGTGGTTCAGGAGCAGACGATGGTCTCGGTGCTTCTATTAGTCAGGTGGATGGTGTTGTCTACACAGGCATCATTACGGTCGCTGGAACAACACCTCGTTTTGTCGTAACAGAATTTACAAAATAGTATGATGAATCAACCTACAGCAGTACCAGTAAAGAAAGAGATTGTTGCAGCAGAAGAAGCAGCTCGTAACAATGTCGATTTACTCGTAGCTGAATCACAACGGTTCGAACGTCTCATCAACTCACAGAAGCGAGAGTTAGCTGCACTCGATGGTTCTCTTACTGATATGAAACAGCAAGTCATGCATGCAACAAACAACCATGACGCTGTTCTTGCTACAAGTAAGGAGCTTGAACGTAAGGTAGAATCTCTTACGCATGACATTAATATCCTCTCTGGAATCATTGAAGCTACTAAGGCAGAAATTGCTGTTAGAGAGGATGAATTATCTGGTAGGGAAGCAGACATCACTACTGCAGAAAAGATGCTTCAGGAAGCAGAAATTGCCTTCAGGGAGCGTTCTAGCAACCTAGCAGAAGATGAAGCAGTATTACGTGATAAAAAGATTATCTTAAGCGAAGCATTACTTAAACTATAATGATTAATTCTCCTGGTGTAAACGAATTTATTGACCTAGCAGATGCTCCACATTCATACAGTGGACAAGCTACTAAGGTTGTTAAAGTAAACGCAGGAGAAACTGCTGTTGAATTTGATGCTGGTGGAGGTGGTGCTGGTGATGTCGTAGGTCCAGCTTCTTCTACCGATAAAGCGATTGCTCGTTATAACCTTACTACAGGAAAACTTATCCAAGACTCTGGTATTACGATTGCTGATGGTGCAACAGGTACACTTTCAGGAGATAACACTGGCGACCAACTCATGTACGGAACCATCGCTGTAACAGGACAGGGAGACCTCGACCCAACAGGAACAGGGGACACCCTCAATGTTGAAGCTGGTGCTAACGTAACTATTACAACCGCACCACTCACGAACACACTCACGATAGAAGCTAATGTACCCAACGAAGACTCCTTCGGCATTGTCGTAGATGGTGCTGGTACCGCTATTACAACAGGCTCAAAGGGGGTGCGATATATTCCCTTTGACTGTACGGTCACTGGGTGGGATATTCGTAGTGACATCTCTGGGAGTTGTGTCTTTGACGTAAAGCGTTCTGGTACTTCACTGGCTGGTACAGAAAAGCCAACGCTTACTGCATCGACCAGTAACCAAGACCTTGCCCTCTCCACGTGGACTACCTCACTCCTCACAGGGGATGTGGTGGAGTTCGTAGTGGACTCGGCAAGCACTTTAACAAGGGCAACATTAACAATTTTAGTAACTAAATTATAAAACCATGACAAGAATTTCAAAAGAACAACTAGTAACCACTCCTTCAACACTCAACTACTTGAGTGAATCTGCATATGACTACACTAAGTGGAATCTTGGCAAGGGTTTGATATACAACGCAGGAGCTACTGCAATAGATAAGTACATCGCACCAGACTTCCAAGCAATTCGACCAATGGAGGAGAGTACAGCTTTTGCGGCAGTACAGGTGTATGCCCACAACCACTCAACCTCTATTGCATACCTCTTTGGTGTTGAAAACCTCACTACTGCCGTTGCCACACGACGTGTTCACCTTTGGGAACTTAACAGAAAGACAGGAGCAAGAAGTTGGAAAGGGTTTATCACCATGACACTCCTTACCGCTACTGCTCACACTGTTCGTAACTTCACCATGGATGTGAAGGAGGAAAGTACAGGAACGGTTGGAACTACTGGTACAGCCCTCACTGGTTCTGGTACAGCCTTTGCTACGAATAAGGTTGCGGTCGGTGCGAGAATTGGCTTCGGTTCAACCGACCCATCAGCTATTACTACGTGGTACCGTATCTCCGCTCGAGGTTCTGACACAGCTCTAACCTTAGCAACATCCCCTGGAAACATTACCGCTGGGACAGCTTACGTTATCCAAGAGTTTAGACCTGTCTATACCGCCACTAACGCTACTACAACTAACGGCGGTACACACTACGGTAAAGGTATCTCAATAGAAGACTTTACCCCAGCTGGTACTACCATCGCTGTAGCGGTATCAACCGATGACGTGAAAGCTATGTACTGGCTAAAAGATGCAGCAACCCAAACAAACATTGTAGCGGCAGGAGCTTCTCTTGAACGTGACACCGCAACGCCGACATCACTCAACATGTATGTCCTTAACCTCACTTCGGCTGGTAACTACAAGGTCTATAAATACAACATTCGTACAGCTCTTACTGTGGCAACTGGTGCTTCTGTTTCAGCGTGGACACTCACCACAGCAGACCAAGCGGTGACGGGTACAGGTTCACAGAACGCTAATCTTTGTATCGCTACCGCAGGTCATGGTCTTGGCTCTGGTGTTAAGTCACTCTACTTCGTAACGACTACTCGTTGGTATCGTGCGGCAGTCGCTAACATCACTTCTGGTAACGTCTCATGGCAGTCTGATGTTATCGCTGAAATCCCAACAGGAGGAACAGCAACGTTTGCGGCTACTGGTGGACTTTCAACCATCGAGTATGTCCCTGCTATTGACGCTTTTGCTATTGGTACGACCAGTGCCACAGGTAACTTCTCGTACATCACACAGTATGTGGCTTCTGGTAACCAGTTTCAGAAAATGTTTGGTCGTGACTTCAAACACCAAGACCAGTCCCTCAAGGACAGTGGACACCCGACTATTTTCTCAAATCAGATTCTACCAATGGTGTTTACTGATGCTGGGGCAAATCGTTTATATGTATGCAAGCAAGGAACAACAGCGCTAAATAACCAAATCTACATCATTACAGTTGGTGCTGATTGGGACTATGCAGCCACCTCCACAGGTCGTCTTATCTCACCAGAAATCACCACACCGAACGCTTCAAAATACTATCGTGTCTTTGCTAATCAAATCATGCACCTTGGTAGTACAGCACTCGGTAAAACAACTGAGGCGTTCAGAATGTACGCACGTACAGCCAACATCACCACAGACGCAACAAGTGGGTGGACACTCATTGACGAGACTAACGACATCTCTGGTTTAGCAGGAGCTTCCTCTATTCAGTTTGCAATCGAGTTTAAAACTATTGGCGAGTCTTGCTTGCCAGCACGAATCTTAGGAGTCAATCTATCATACGAAGACAACACCACAGACTCACACTACGCCCTCTCGGTAGAGAAATCATCGGTATCTTCAAAGATTTTTGCATGGTGGTTCGATACAGCGTGGGGAGGTACAGTTCCAACACTTCGTGTATCACTATATGATGCAGACACAGGGGGACTTCTCCACACTGACGTATCTGATACTCCAACAGGTGGAACGTGGGAAAAGACTACTGACGGAACCAGTTGGGTATCATACAACGATACAGACCGAGCTAATGCTACAACGTGGATTCGCTACACACCATCCTCTATGGCTGATAACGTGAAGGTAGAGGCTTACATAACACAGGCATAATATGGCTCTTACTTCTATACAAGCTCCCCCAACAAATAAAGCTATCTTTTCTTTCAGTAGAGGAAATAGTGGGGTATTAACAGACATAAGTGCTTCGGCTAAGAACATGCTTTACATCCCAATCGTCACAGGAGGTGGGGGGGAGACGAGCTATGTATTCTAATTATTGCTTTATATTCCTAATACGTTACTATTAAATTATGCAAACACCCAGAGATGAAAACCATGTTCCAATAGCTCTCGCAACATCTGATGCAGATGGGGTTACTCCAGTTTCTCTTGTCGCAGACCCAGCCACTCATGGTCTTTTTGTAGAGGATGGTGTCCTCGGTTCAGACCTCTCTGACGACATAGCACGAAGAGATGAAAACCATGTCACTACGATTATGGCAGTATCATCAGCAGATGGCATTACACCAGTACCACTCTACATAGATTCAGCAACAGGTAAATTATTAATACAATCATCATAACTATATGGCAGAAGCTAAACGAGACCAAAATCATGTTCCCACACTCCTTGCAGTATCATCCGTAGATGGGCTTACACCAGTAACCCTCTACGCAGACCCAACAACCCACAGACTTCTTATTGATAGTGCTGGAGGTATGAGTAACCCAATGACAACAGGGGGAGACCTTATCTACGGAGGTGCTTCTGGTACTCCTACACGACTTGCTAACGGTAACGCTGGAGAAGTCTTAACCTCACAAGGAACAACCCTTGCTCCTATCTGGTCTACACCTGCTGGAACAGGAGATATGGTTCTTGCTTCAGTACAAACGGTAACAGGTGCTAAGACGTTCGGTACGATTGGTGGAGCAGTAGGTAAACTCATTCTCGCTGGTTCTACTTCTGGTTCTAGTATTCTTAACGCAGCAGCGGTTGCTGGTACAACGACAATCACCCTTCCTGGAACGACAACTGTTCTTGCTGGTCTTTCGGTAGCTAACTCCTTTACGACCTCACAGGCAATCACACCAACATCAGATGTTATTAGTCTTGCGGTACGAAGAAACGGTGTTGGACAATCGGCTAACATTTTGGAGATTCAAACAGAAGCTAACGCTTTCTTAGCTGGTTTTGATAAGGTAGGTAAACTAACCGCTCCTTCAATCAATGTTTCTGGTCTTACTGCTTCGGAACTTGTCGCAACAGACGGTTCAAGCAACCTCGTTTCTCTTGCAGTAGCAACCTATCCTTCACTCACAGAATTAAGCTACGTTAAAGGGGTAACGAGTGCTATTCAAACACAGATTGGTAACCTCGTAGCAAAGGCAACCTATGACGCACACACCGTTCTCTACGCAACAACAGACAACACTCCTGTCGCTCTTACGGTAGGAGAGCAAACACTTGTCGGTAGAGCAACTGGAGGTAACATCTCTGCTATAGCGATAGATTCTGACCTATCCTCGGTATCGGCTAATGATGATACAGTACCTTCTGCTAAGGCAACAAAGGCTATGGGAGACCTTAAACTCCCTCTCGCTGGAGGTACAATGTCAGGTAACATTACCCTCGGAGAGAACACAGGACTTGCGTTAGACCCAGCAGGAAGTGCAGACGGTAAGTGGACAGGTATAACCGTAACAGGTACAGCTGGATATTCACAAGCGTTTGGAGACTTAGTAACGCTAGACAAAGACGATTCACGTTGGGAAGCGGTAGATATTTCTGTGGCAGCAGCAGCTACAGGAGACGCTAGAGGTATTCTCGGTATGGTTGTATCAACAGGAACAGACGGAACAGCGTGTACAATTCTTCTCAATGGAATTATACGAGCAGACGCTAACTTCCCAGCACTGACAATCGGTGCAGCTGTCTACGCAAGTACGACAGGAGACATTGTTGTAACGCAACCTACAACAACAGATTATGTTATTAGACAGGTAGGATTCGCTCTCACAGCAGATGAGATAGCGTTTCAACCTACAGCAACGTGGACAACACACACTTAATTAAAAATATATGTATACAGCAAAAATAGTAAATAAAGAATATGTCGGTGCAGCATTACGAGTATCAGTAGAGTTTTCTGACGGTGTTACAACTGTTGTAGAAACGTGTATTCCTCAAGACGAAGCAGGTTTTAAGTTCTGGGTAAAATCACGATTAACAACCTTTAACTCTGGTAAGACAATAGATTCAACTACAGCAGTAGATGATGTGGTAGACGTAACAGACCCAGTGGTTGTACCTCCTACTCCTACAGCAGAAGAAATCGCTAGAGACACATGGCTTAAAAACTACTACAAGTGGATAAAGATAAAGTCTACGCTGATAGATACTGGTGTTCTCACTGGAAACGAAACGAAACTGGTGCAATTAAAGGCTAAAGTAACCTCGGACTTTCTCCCAGCCTACCTAGATATTATCTAGTATGGCTACAGTACAAGCACTTGTCGTAGCTGGGGGTGGTGCTGGAGGTGGAGCAACTAACTCTGGTGGAGGGGGAGGTGGTGGAGGTGGTATTGTTGAACACTCATCTTTAACCGTAACCGCTCAAGCGTATACCGTAACACTAGGAGACGGTGGGACTGGTGTTAGTAATGATTTTGGTAACAATGGTGGTAATTCAACTTTTGGTGGAATAACTGCTGTTGGTGGTGGAGGTGCAGGGAAGGGTGGTAGTGGTAACGCTGGTAAAGACGGTGGCTCTGGTGCTGGGGGTGGTGCTGGTACTTCAGCTAACGGTGTCGCAACACAAGGTAACTCTGGTGGTGGTACTGGTTATGGCTTTAATGGTGGAGACGGAGTGGGGGCTTATGGTTCTCCTGGGGGTGGTGGTGGTGGAAGTGCTGTTGGACAAGACGGACAAGCGGGTGGCGTTGGTGGTGCTGGTGGTAATGGAAGGTCTAATAGCATTAGTGGTTCTGCTGTCGTATACGGAGGTGGAGGTGGTGGTGCGTATACCGTTGGTGGTGCTGGTGGAACAGGTGGTGGTGGAACTGGAGATACTTACTTAGGTGCAAGTGGTAATGCTGGAACAGATAACTTAGGAGGTGGTGGAGGTGGTTATTGTGCTGTCGCAGCTGGAGCTGGATATGCAGGAGGGAAGGGGGTTGTTATTATTTCTTATGCTACAGATGGTTCTACTGGTGTTTCTACATCTTCAACTGGAGGTACAATAACAACAAGTGGAAGTTACACTATCCATACCTTCACTTCTTCTGGTACTTGGACAATGGTTGCGTCTAGTAGTACCGCTATAAAAACAATCAACGGACTAGCTATTGCATCAGTAAAAACAGTTAATGGACTTAGTACAGCCTCGGTTAAGACGGTTAATGGTCTTGCATAATATGACAGCTCCTACGTTATCAGAAGTTGGAAGAAAATTAGCAGACCACGTTAATTGGGAAACTGGCTACCAAGAAAGATTTGAGGAAAAGTTAGATAAAGTTTTATCACAAGCAATACTAACGAATAGTCGTGTAACTCACTTAGAGGAATGGCAAGAAAAAGACGTAGAACCTCTCTTGGAAGATTATAAAGATAATCGTTCTCAAGCAAAGGGAGTAGGAAAGTTCTGGGCTTTATTCGGTACAAGTCTTGTAGCAATCGTTATCTTAACCTTTACGCTTTACATTAAAAACTTAAAACATGATATTCTCGAAGAAGTAAGAGAATGTTGCTCAAAAAATCCAGATGGAAAATAATACTGAAAAAAGAATAGAGGTTCTTGAAAACTCTATGAGAGAACATACTCATAGTCAGATTGACTCTACCTCACTCTTAGAAAGACCACGACCTCTTGTACAGTATATAACGACAGGTTCTACCATAACTCCATTAACACAAGTTGATGCAGTAGATATAACAGCACTTGCTTCTGCAGTAACGATAGCCAATCCTAATGGGGTTGGTGTTAACTTTCAGAAGCTTCTCATTCGAATCAAGGATAATGGTACAGCACGAGCTATCACATGGGGAGCTAACTATGTAGCTGGTGGGTATCCACTTCCTTCTACAACGGTACTAAGCAAGATAATGACATGTGGGTTTATGTACAACACCGCCAATGGGTTGAATAAATGGCAACTCGTAGGGTTTGCTCAAGAAGTATAATATGATAGCTTACGATAACTCTGCAAACTTTAACTTCACTGGTGCTAGTCCAAGCACTTCGTATACCTGTTCTTCTCTAAATGACAGGATTCTTTTAGTTAATACATCATTCAATGTAACTGCAGCAACCTACGGAGGTGTATCTATGGACCAAGTAATTCACTTCACCCCCTCTATCATTGATGGTAACGAAGTAAAAGTTAATGTATATCGTCTCCTTAATCCAGCAAGCGGTTCTAACACCCTGGCGTTTACCACAACAGGAGATGGTAGTGCTGGTATCATATCGTACACAGGAGTAGATACAGGAGTCTATCAACCAATAGAAAACGCTACAGGATATTCTAATAATGGTGTTAATAACACACAGGTTGGTAGTCTTGCTACTGGTGTGACAACAACTAAAGATAATTCATGGGTAGTCCTATGTACAAGAGGTGGTAACGCATTCCCAAATACATTCTCTGGTGCTAGAACAACTGGAACATACATCTTTGGAGACCATGCACAAGGTATCTACGACAGTGGTCCAATCACACCAACAGGTTCACCTACACTAACTGCTACGTGGTCATCAGGTAGTGGCTACATTAGTAATGTAATTATTAGTTTAAGTCCAAGTACCAAGACTGGTTTATTATCATTTTTTCCATAAATAGATTACTATAAATATATGCGAATAGAAACAAATTTAACTGGTGGTAAGGCAACATATAGCTACGATGATTTCACATCTGGTCTTATTCCTCAAGGTATGGATTCAGCGGCTCTTCAAGCTTTGATTTCACATGGTTACAACGGATTTGCTTCTACCTCAAGAGTAGACCCAAACATCACCAATGGTATCTTACAAGCTGGGTATAATCCTTCAGCTAACGCTACTAACAATGGTGGTATGGCAGGACTCCTTGTTGCTATCTCTGCTACTGATAACTCTACTGCATATGCTGTTGATTATGGTGGCAAGATACAGAAGATAACAACAAGTACAAACCCAGTAACACTTGCTACTGGTGGCACCTATCCAGCTACAATAACTGGTACCTCTCCAGTTGGTCAGGATGGTATTATCTACACACACTTTTCTAGTAGTTCTTTGGTTACATCATACTTCTATTCATACTATAACAATGCTAACTGGAATGTCGGTGCTCTCCTCTCTTCTTTTGCAACACCAGATGATGATTTTATGTCCACCGTACCAGCATCACCGCTTGACATAACTTCTAGTGATGGTGATGACACAATACAAAGAACTAAACCACATCCAATGGAAATAGGTGCAGACGGTATTTTATACATTGGTTCAGGTAGATACCTTCATTCTTACGATGGAACAACTGGTGCAAATGGTACATTCTACTCCAAGGTATTAACACTTCCTCTTGGTACAGAGATTATTGCCATGAGAAACTTTAACGATAAGTTATTGATTGCCACAAACTATAGTCCTACAAGTAATTATGGTATTGGTAATGCAGAACTTTATATTTGGAACTACCTCGACCTCGATATTTCAACGGTTATTTCTCTTGATGACATTACTGTATCTGCTCTCTTCCTGTGGGATGGAACACCAATGGCAATTACTGAAGGGGCTAGGGATAGAAATGGTAGTAGAAATTTGAAAGCAATATCAGGCAATACAGTAAAAACACTTGCTTCATGGAGTACAGGTCTACCAATTAATCGAGGTGTTTTCGCTACTGGTGATATTCTCTATATGAATTGTGTTGGTAGGATTATTACTGTTGGTAGTAACTATAAAAGTGGCTATATGGTAAACCATATTGCTAGTTTAACAGGCATTACTGGTGGTGGAGCACTACTGTACAACACTATTGGGAACACACCTAATCTTGTTGGTTCTTCGTATACAACAGGAACACCAAACACATACTATTTACAGAATATATCAGATACAAGTTTAACAAGAGGTGCTGGCTTCTGCTCATTCCCTATGTGTATGCCAAGCTTCCCAGCTGGTAAAAGGGGGAGAATTAAAAGTGTTGATATACGATACTTTGAACCTATAACTGGAGCTGGTGGTACCTTTACTCTATCGGTAAAAGTAGACAATACCACAACGCACGTTATTACCTCAACAGCAGAAGTAGTAGCACCACTCTCTAAGAGATACACACGAAACACCTCTGACGCAACCTTGCCATTGTTCAGTACCTTCCAAGTAACTTGTGAATGGGCAAGCTCATCTGGGAAAAGTCCTTCCATTGCAGACATTACCGTTGAATGGGAATTAGTAGAAATTAAAAATTAATTATGAAAACATTTACCACACTAAGAAATCTATCTGGTTCGTTTACAAATAACACCGAGACAGGAAACCTCACCTTGATGGACCAGTTCATCAATGACTCTATTAGAACTATCTGTAACCTCCAAGGGGGAAGACTTCGCTTCCTCGAAGCAGTGAAGACCATGACTACGGTCTCTGCTCAAGAGGAGTACCAGATACCAAACAACTTCAGGAAGCTCATCTCAATCCTTGTTTGGAGTGAAGCTACCACAGCTGGAGTACCGTACACACCAGAGATGATATTTGACCCTGCTATGTGGAATCGTGTTAAGCAGATGAAGCTTGGTGACGGTGATGTTCCATACTACACCTACATAGAGAACAAGAAGTTCGCACTCCAACCTGTTCCTTCTACGACAGGTAACCTCATTCAACTACGTGGAAGACTACAGACAAGAGACCTATCGATAGCAGATATTACTACGGCTAAGGTTGTTAGTATTGCTAATGGTGGAACTTCAATGGTTATTAGTACAACTGCTGCTACCGCGGACTGGGTTGGTCGTTACATTCGTATTACAGAAACAGAAGCAGCCAATGGAGGAGATGGGTATTGGTACGAGATTGGTGGATACACCTCTTCAACACAGATAACACTTACTAAGCCATACGAGGGAACTTCTATTGCTATTGGAACTGCAGCGTGTACTGTTGGACAATGTTCTGTCATCCCTGAAGCATACGACATTGCTATCGCATATCGTTCTGCAGCTCTCTACTACCAGCAACAAGCTCGTCTACCAGAAGCTAAGACATACTGGATGATGTATGACGGTGGTATGGAAGCAGGGTACTCACCTGTCTATGGAGGTATCATTGCTCAAATGTTGGCGAACGAAGGAGAGACAGAAGAAGGGAGTTACATACCACCTACAGGGACAACCTCTGCAACCTCTGCTCCATACTACTTCCCTATGAGTGACGCTTCTGGCTTTTAATTATAAAATAAATTACTATTAACGTATATGGCACAATACTCTGGAAATTCAATCGTAGATTACTTAAGTTCAAACAAGCAAGCAAGTGACTTTGGTTCACGTTCTACTCTTGCTAAGAAGTACAACATTGCCAACTACAGTGGTACTGCTGAACAAAATACTGCTCTCCTCAATTCTCTTAGAAACTCTGCAAACCCTTCTGCAACAGGGACAAATCCTGTCCTCGCTACTCCTGCAGCTCAATCCTTTGTTCAGAATCAGTCAAGACTTCCTACCCAGCAAAACTCATCACCAGCGTATGGTGCAGGTGGAGTACCAAACTTTAAGACATCAACCCCAACACCAACTGCTTCTTCAGGTGGAACAGCCTTTCCTACTATCAGTGGAGACCCAAACAAAGTGTTCGGTTCTATCAATGGTAGAGACTACAACTACGCAGGTGAATGGATGGGTGGTGGAGCTGACACTGTTGTTAAGACTCCTACCGCACCAAGCGGTAGTGGTGTCGCTTCTGGTAGCTCACAAGCTCCTACAACAGCACCAACTACCGTATCACAGCCACAGGCATACATCTCTCCAGATAGACAGGCATACATTGACGCATACAAGAAGTATATTGAAGCACAGACAAACAATGAAGATGTTAAGAATGCGAAGACAGCATACAATGACTTCATCACAGAACAGTCTAAGGCGATTGCAGGACAAGAAGGAAGAGGTTTCGGTGTTTCTCTCGATATTGTTCGTGGTACACAAGAGAAACTTAAGCGACAAACTGACCCAGAAGCACAGAGACTCCAGAACGCTATTGGCATTGCTCAAACAGGACAGACTAATCTTGTTGGTGCTAGAAAGTCAGGTGTTGACCTAGAGAAGAATCTTCTCGACTTCGGTGCATCCGATAGAACAGCTAAGCTTGCTGAAGAGAAAGCTCTTCGTGACGCTAACCCAGCATTCGAACTCTCTCCAGAGCAAGTACGTTACCAGTGGGATAGTAAGAGTGGTACCTATAAGAAGGTAGCTACTGGTCTTCCTAAGTCGTATGCTCCAAACTCTTCAGGACAAACATCAACACAGACAAAGCAACAGACTGATGTTGAAGTTGGTTCTGCTGTACAAGACATCGTTTCTAATATGAATAAGAAGGGACATCGTGGTATTGACCCACAGGTGTATGACGCTTGGGCAGCATACCTTGCTCAATTTGGTCAATCTGCAGTGAATGAGTTAGATAAAGCACTAGAAGCTAAAGGACTTGTTATAGACAACGCAGCTAACGCAAGTTATTTCACAGAATAATATATGGCAATACCAAGACCTAATTTCTCTGGAAGCTTACCAGTTCAAGGAGGTGGGTCTACTAAGATACCTAGACCTAATTTCTCTGGTCAGGTTACAGCTCCAGTAGAAGAACAACAGGTTCAACCAGAACAAGTAATTAATACAATAAATCAAACACCAAAGACAGGTGTTCTTGGTCGTGGTAGAGATTTCCTTTTAAGTGCTGCCCAAGGTGCATACGCTGTTCCTGGTGCTCTTACAGGTATAGCTGATATTTTTGTTGGTGGAGCTGTAGGAAAAAAGTCAGAAGAGATTCAAAAGAAATATCTAGGTTCATCTTTTAAAGATATGGAGGAATATATACAAGGAATGAAAAGTCCAGAACAACAAGCAGTTGATAAGGGACAAGCAGAAATAAAAGACTTTTTCCCAACTCTTAATTACATGAGAAAGAATCCTTCTACGATAACTTCAAGTATTGCCCAATCAGGACCATCTATGTTAGCGGGAGGAGCAGTAGCACGAGGTTTAGGAGCAGTTAAATATGGAGCAAAGATACCTGGGTATCTTCGTGGAGCAATAGGAGAAGGAGCAATTTCAGGTGGATTAACAGCAGAACAAGCACGTTCAGAATCTTCTAATGGACTTTTAACAGGCGGACAACAAGCAGTTTCGGCAATAAGTGCAATTTTAACAGGTGGTCTTGGTGTACTTGGTGGTAAAGTAGCTCAAAGACTTGGTATTGCTGATATTGATACAATGTTAGCTGGTGGACCTGCATCATTACCAGAAAAGAAAAGTATTATTCTAGCAGCTATTAAAGGAGCATTGGCTGAATCAGTTTTTGAAGAACTGCCACAATCAATGCAAGAACAAATTGCTAGTAACATAAACGCTGGTAGACCTGCTTTTGAAGGTGTTGCTGAAGCAGCTGCTCAAGGTGTAATGACAGCGTTTCCTCTTGGGGGGACTGTATCTGGTGGAAGACAAGCTCTTGATAACAGACTTGCAGGTAGTGCAGATAGGGAAAAAGAAAATAGACCTGTACCACAAAGTGCTTATGTTCCACCTCCAGGAGCTATTCCACCAGTAGTACCTCCTACTCCCCCTGCTCCTCCAGTAGTAGAAGAACCACCTGTAGAACAACCTCCAGTTGTCCCAGAAATGCCTGTAGAAACACCTGTTGTAGAACAACCAGAAGAACCTACTACTCCAGAAGAAAAACCCCCTGTAGAGCCTTATACAGAACCAACAGGACCAGGATACAAGAAGTTCTCTAGTGAGTTAGACACCATGGTAGCAGAGAAAACTCTTTACCCTGAAGATGCTACTGTTCTTCGAGAAGTCTTTAAAGATACCAAAGATACATTCCTTGGTAGTATTTCGTTTCAGAGTAACCCACGTATAAAGCGTTCTGGTAACTCTACAACTAATTACACAACCAATGAACATAAAGCAACGGTACGTAAAGGTATTACATCAAAGGCAACCGATAACGCAGATGATACTAACTGGTGGAATAGTCCAGATGTTACACCAGTTGTAGTTCTCCTTCACGAGTATGCTCACATAGCTCGTAACGTAGTTCTTACAGCACATGAAAGACAGATTGCTGATGAGGTCTACAATGAGATTAGAAAAAGTGGTGCTAAGAAATTCTTTGAAGAAGGCTTCAGTAAACCGATGCCAGGAAAAACGAGTGGTGGTGCTTACTTTGCACAGAACAGTAATGAGTTCTTAGTACAAGCATTTGCTGAATATGTTATGGCTAATAAAGTTCCTTCTGAAAAGATGAGACCTTTACTTGAGAGACTCTACAAGTTATTCAAAAATGCTCTTATACGTGTTGTTAATAGAAATGGTCCAGACGCTATGCAGAGACTCATGCCACTCTATGAAAAGATGTTATCTGGTAAGAAGCAATTTACGCCAAGTAAAACTCCTGTCTCTCATAAGGAAGATATAAAGAACTTGCTTGATGAGAAGAACCCAGAGGTTACAAAAGAAGATGCTTGGGAACTATCTAAAAAATCTCCTGTTAAAAATAGTAAGACCGACAAAGATAAAATAGAACAAGAAGCTAAGAAGTATAAGAGTGCAGAGGACTTTGTGAGGGTGCAGATACCAAGAGGAAAAATGTTTGATGGGATGACAATGAAAGAAATAGGTGCATCATCACCAGAATTAGAGGGCTTTGTGTTGAGAAATAAGTCTCTTAGTGACGAAACACGGTCTTTGGTTGTTGTTGATTGGAAGAAAAAAGAGGTTGTGCTTGACTTAGATAGAATAGAAAGGGGTTTTCGTGGCAACTATAACGAAAAAGTAGAGGAACTAACAAATCAAGCATTGAATGAAGTTGTTTCACAAATCAAGAGACCACCAACAAGCACATTTGATGCTGTTGCTAAGCTGGGGACAAAAGAAGATTTTATTGTTGCCGTAAAAAAAGCACTAGAAGGGAACGATGGTCTTGATTTTAACAAGATGCGTGTTTTTGGAAGTCGAGAAAGTGGTCGCTCATCCCGAACTGGCTTTAGAGTTAGAGGTGATTCTGACATAGATATTCTGGTTCCTAGAAAGGGGCTAAAGATTGCTGATGTTTCAAGCGGAGAAACGAAGTTCCCAAAGGAAACAATTGAATGGAATGGAGTTGATGTTGATATTCTAGTTGTTCCCGAAGATTATACACCTGGCTCTCAACTCACCGACATCTGGAATGCAGCAATCACAGATGGAAAGACAGATGCTTCAAGGAAGCAACCACAAACATCACCACAGCCAAATGTAGCAAAGAGTACAGATGAACTAAAGGAGAGAGTAAACCAGCTCAATAAGCTTGCACAGTCTTGGTCATTACTTAGAAGAATTGGTTCAAAGAAAGGTACTGCTGGTATGTTTACAAGAGGTGGTAAGGTACCACAGAAAAAAGGGAGAGTACACATTGCTGAAGAAACAACCATGTCTCCAGACCAGTATATGAGTACCCTCGGACATGAAATAGGACATGCTCTTGACTTTCTTATTAATGGAAACACTGGCGAGAACATAATGAAACTGTTTGGTGATGACCTAACAACAGAACAGAAAAATGTAATTGAAAAAGAACTTATCGATGTTACTGATGCTCTCGTTGGTAAAAATGTTGCTTTGTCAGATACAAGTTACTACTACAGTCACGCTGAACTCTTTGCTCGTTTCTTGGAGACGATGGTTAAAAATAATCAGAAGTTGAACGAGCTTGCCCCTAATGCTTGGAAGAACTTCCAGCTAATGAGTATTAAGCATCCAAAGATTGCAGAGTACATTGAAGCTGCTCTCGGAGAGATAGACAAGGGACAATTTGAATACATTCTATTCAGAGACATGAGACAGACCTACCATAAGTGGCTTGGCAAAAGAGTTGGTGATATTGCATACAACATGGAGTTACGCTACAGAAACATGAAGGAGAGGTCTAAGGCAGGTATTTCAGATGCCATTAAAGCTAGATTTAAAGATGTAAAAGATGACCCAGAACTTCTCTATGATGTTATTGAAGCTACACTATCTACAAAGGATGGTGTGCCTAAGTTTGGGACAAGAGATATTCAGTATGCTGAAAACGATAAAGAGACTGTAGACCTTATTAACGCTGGGTATGAACAGACCCCTGGCTTCAAGATTATAGATGGTGAACCTAGACCAATGTTTGCAAAGCAACGATGGACAGAGGAACAAGGGCAACTAATGTACAACCAATTATCTCCTGAAGGCAAGAAACTTGTACAAGATTTTACAGCAAGTAAGGAGGAAAGAGTAGACGCTTTCAACAGAGAGTTCTTACGTGAACTATACAAAGTTAGTAGTGATGTAGAGGGATACATACACAGAATATACGAAGATAGTCCTACTCCTCTTGGGGTTGCTGATAGGTTAAAGTTTAAGAAAGCATCTGCTAGAAAACAAAGAAGTATCAATAGTGGTGAGAAGGGTGTTCTTATTAAAGATGTACAACTATCAATGATAAAGGGTATCACTGAACTACAGATAGAAAAAGACTTCAACGAGTTTGTTGAAGATTACTTTGCTTCCATCTCTAAGATTATTCCTGAAGGAGAAGGTGTTGAAAAAGGATACACCGAGGTCTATGGAAAAGTTGAAGGTGGTGGTGTTGGTTCATACAGTGAAGTAACTAAGACAAGAATCATAGGTAAGGATGGTAAAACTTTCATGGCTCCTATCCCAAGGTATCAAATACCAACAGTAATCTATAACAGATTTAAGTTGATACAAGAAGTTGCAAATGAGGTCAGTGATGGTGTTAGACTAGTAAACTCTCTTAATAGATATTGGAGAATAAACATTCTTGCTCATCCTGGAACTGTTTCAACCAATGCTATTTCTGGTGCTCTTCAGTTTAGTGCTAAGTTTTTCAATGACTTCTATTTAGATGTTCTTACCCTTGACCTTTCTATATCACAGACAAGGAGAAATCTTGCTTCGGTATTAACTACGATACCTGGGACAAAAGGATGGAAAGCTACTCCAGACTGGACATATGGTGGAGATAGTTCACAGTTCTTTGCGGAGTTCCAATCAGGTAAAACACCTGGTGTCAGTCTTGCTAATAAAAAGTTAGACAAAGCTGTTGATGTCTATGGAGATAAAGCATTGAAACTCTTTAGTATTGTTGAACGCTATTGGAAGAAGGTTATTGCTAAAGCAGAGGGGGCAGATAAACTCGCACATTTAGGTACCTTTGGAAAGGATGGGTTTGATGTTCCAACAGAAATGGAGAAAGCTATGCTCGACATGATTAACAGTGAGGTAGACATGTGGGCACTTGATTATGAAAATGTACCTATGGGTATAGAGGAGTGGAATAAGGGTGCTGTTACATCCGCTGTGAAACCTTTCATTAAATATCCTTACAAGATATTTAAGACTTTTTCTGCAATGCTCACTAAACCATTTGATGCAACTCTCTCGAAGGAAGAAAGAGTAGCCGCTATTTTAACTGTAGGTACAATACTTTCTTTGATTAGTCTAGCTATGAAGGGAAGAGAAGATGAGGAGGAGACACCAGAGGTTAGTGATACAGCTCCTTCCTCTGTTGATAAGAAGGGAAGAATCTTCGTAAAGAAAGATGGCAAGGATGAAATCTTTATTAAGGTAACAAAGTATCCGTTCCTAAACATACGAGAAGCTGCACATGGTATAAAAAATAAAGACTACGCTGTAACAGGAGACGTGTTAAAAGAAATGCTTGGAAGTGTTGGACCTCTCGGAGAAATTGGTGCTTCTATTGCTGGATACAAAAATGAGTACAATACCTATGTTCCTACTTCAGTTATTATTGGAAAGTCACTATCTTCTTTTGTTCCTCTTTCTCGTATTCTTAGTGATGTTGCTAGAACAAGTGACCCATATAAAAGAAAACAGGAGACTTTTGCAGACCCATTCACTTCACTCATTCCGTTGCCAAATGCAAGTAAAGAAGTCTTAGAAAAGTACAGAGGTAAAGCTAGAACAATAGATGTTCCTTTAGAGGGTGCTATTAAGAAAATGCCAGGGGATACAAAGGCAAGAACCACAACTACAAAATATGTTAGAGAAAATCCAAACGATATATGGTGGTCTCTAATCACAGGTTTAAACATTAAAAGAATTAACCCAGATGAAGCTAAAGCATTTGCTATTAGAGAAAAAGAAAATGCAAAGAAGGCAGTAGAAAAAGCAAAGAAAGATAAGCAAAAAGTAATACACTAATTATGAAAAAACTAAAATCAATGATGGACTACATAAGTGGACTTGGGAAGGAAACGTATGTTCGTGAAAAACCTGCACCTCTTACACCAGAAGAAGTCATGCTTCAGAAGTACAACAACTTTTCTCCTGAACTACGCAAGATGATAGACGCTATGGCGTATAACGAGTCTATCAACGGTAAGGCAAGAATAAATCCTGGAGACCAGAGAGATGGTTCTGATTCGTATGGCTTACTTCACATGGGGCAGGATGCGGTTGATATGTGGAATAAAATGTCTGGAGAGAATCTCAAAGCAAAAGACCTTGCTGGTCCTGAATCTGATGCTAAGCAAAAGTTTATACAAGCTTCTCGTATCGACAGAGATATGAGAGTGAACAAGAGAGACCTACGAGGAGCTACGAGGTATGTACAGAATTATGGAGAACCAAACTACGCAACCTCTACCATGAATAAATACGACTCGTACCTTAACAGTCTCGCTAATAAATAACCCATGAAACTACTCCTACAGCATCCTGTCAAGGATATACAAATTAACCAGAAGTTCGGTGAGAATGCTCTCCCTCTCTATGTAGAGATTGGCATGAAGGGACACAATGGTATTGACTACCACGCACCAGACGGTACTCCTGTGCTTGCTTCTCACGATGGCACCGTAACCTACGCTGGACTCGATGGCTCTAATGGCAACCTTGTCGTCATTATGACCGACACACCTTTTGAATACGGAGACGGTGAAGCGTACTTTAAGACACTTTACGGACACTTAAAGACTGGTACCTTCAAGGTAACTGCTGGCACCAAGGTCAAAGCAGGACAAGTGATTGCTCTTGCAGATAACACTGGAGCTTCTTCTGGTAGTCATCTTCACTTTGGTTTGAAGCCAGTACAACAGGGAGAGAAGGACTGGGAGTGGTACAACCTTGAGAAGAACAATGGCTACAACGGTGCTATAGACCCATCTCCTTACCTACCAGAGCATCAGGAGTTCACCAAGACGCTTGCTCTCGGAGACGTTGGAGATGAGGTGGCTAAGCTACAAGCCTTCTTACTTCGTAATGGCTACATGAAACCAGTGAACACCCTTGGCTTCTACGGAGAGATAACAGCAAAAGCTATCCTCGACTTTCAAATAAAAAATGTAAACCTTTCTTACTACGAGAGGTATGTTCTTCGTGGTAGAAAAGTTGGACCAAAGACTTTGAAGGCCCTAAACCTAGTTGGTTAATAAATAATAAAATGAATAAACTCATCAACAACAACACAGACTTAATGGTTTTTTTGTTTACTCTCGCCTCTATAGGTCTTACCTTTAATCACATAATGGATGTAAAAGACTTTGGTGCGTTGGCTTTGCTTGTACTCGGTTACAAGTTTGCAAAAAACCAGAACTTGTCTGAACACAAAACAGCGTAGTAGTTGGTGGCACCTATAAGAGAGAGTCCCTCCGCCACCGCCAGTTCTATCACAAAGGAGTTTCAAATGAGCAAGCGTGTACCCAACCCAGTCATTCCTGACTACACCCCCAAACAGCGTGTCGTTACGGAAAACACTATCCCTCCGCTCCCTCCATGCCTTCACTGTGGAAACAACATTACCGATGGCTTTTACGCCAGATTTTCTGATGGTGGTGTCTGCTCGAAGACCTGCATGAAGGAGCAAGATAAGAAGCCCAAGTACCCACCGCCTTCCCTTGAATTCCTGCAACAACTGGAGCAACAAGATGAACTCGACTTTGGAAATGACTTTTAAGTGTCATCATTGTAACGAGGAAATCTATGGTGGTTATTTTACAGCTATCGTAACTGGTACTCGTAGAAACTACCACCCACATTGTAAACCTATGTTTTTTTACAATGAAAGGAAGCGACATGATACTTCTCCTAGCAGAGGCCATCAAGCGAAGCGGAAATGACGAGCTTATGTTTTTTCAAACAGCTTACTACGCAATCTTCAACAAGCACCACGATTGTGTCAATGACGTTGTACAGTGGAGACTACACGCTATTGTTCCACTTTACGTCAGAACCTATCTAAGGAAGAAGTATGATGTGTAAGATAAAGTCCCCTGAAATATGGGGACTTACTTTTTGTAGGCACTTTTAATAACCGTAATCGCTTCGTCATAGAGACCAAGCTCGAATAGTTTTCTTGCTACTTGTTCTAATTCTTCGTTCATATAAAAAAGGTACAAGGGTCGCTTGCCCATTTTTGGCTGTAGGCGAGGGTTTCATCTCGTAAATGGTAGGAACATAGGACATGACCTGTAACGCTTCGTGTAGGGCAGAATTTGCCCTCTCAAGCTCATCTTGCAGTATCTTGTACTTCTTGTCGGTGCTTTTTAAGGCATTCGACTTGGCTCGGAGCTGGCTCTCAAGCCGAGCTTCCGCTTTCACGTTCGGTTTGGTAGCCATGATAACTCCTTGGTTGAAAGAACTTACCTCTAAAATGTAACGCACTTATTTTATTTACACAACACAATTTGTGGTAGCATATGTGTACAGTGAGAACACAAACAAAAATAAAGATGTATTTTGCTATTTATGTTAAGAGGTTTTATCAACTATTGAAAAATCTGGAGAAAGAGGTAGACTAATACAATCTTATACCAGAGAAAAGAAAAAACACCGCTAGTTAGGTGTTTTTCTTTTAGAAGGTTTCATTAGCTTGGTATCTACATTTAAATTGTGAGAAACTCGGAGACTCTACATAGAGTTGAAGGTGCAAAACTAGCTGTTTTAAGTGTACCACCTATTGACAACAATGCAATATCTGTATAGAATATAGTTACAGCTGTCGCAATGCGTGATACAACCCTAGTGGTTGGGAAAAGTACCTCTTAGCAGAGGTGCTTTTTTTATTCAGCAATGATACCAATGAATATGAGACCAAGGAAGACAAGAGAACTTACAAGAAGAAACTTGTCGTATCCTTTTGTTCTACCCCAGACCATTGGTAAGATATTGATAAGTGTGTGTGCCCAAATATACACCATGATTAATCCTAGCACTACATAAAATTGTTCCATTTGATTATTGTTATTAGTTAGTAACACTTTAAGTGTATTCCTGTTGTTTTATAACCGCAATACCATGCCTGTGGATAAGTGACCAAATATTGCTTGACATGGTTTTTTATTTTTGTGATACTATGTATATCATAATCTTGTAGAGAAGATTGTGGGTAAATATCACTCATCCATTCTCTACGGGATGGGTGATATTTGTTTATATGGCTGGTATCGAAATGCTATGAAGCCGATAATCATAGCGAGGAAAACGAGAGGTTGGCTCCAATGGAGAAAAAGCTTCGAGTTTCTAGTACCACTTCTCATCCCCTATTATGTTCATAGGTCATATCTATGAGGGGGAGGGGGGTGGTATCAGGAACTTCAAGGTTTCACCAATAAAGAAAAATATGAATCATAAAGAATGGGAAGATAAGAATAGAGAACATGTTAGAGCATACAAGAGAGCATGGATGAGATTAGTAAGGTGTGGTAGTAAAGCTCCAGAGTTTCCTGTTAAAAGATATATAAGAACTAAAGTAACTAAGTATCTCTACGAGCCAAATAAAAAACGCAAAGTTTCTCTTTTTAAAATGAAGCATAAAGAAATGAAGCATAAAGGTGATGGGTTTTGTACCAAGTGTAATAGTAAGACTAACAATAAATACTGCGACTACTGTTTGAAGACTTTTCCACAGCTTTCTCAAAAGTAGTCTTGTGTAAACTATCCTGTCTCGTATACTGAAGATATGGATAACAAGGTTATTAATTTTATAAGCATAGGTCTAATTGTTTTTCTCATTGTCGTATGGAAACTTTCAACATTGGTGAATTATTAACAAAGAAGTTTGCTTCAATAGAAACCTTACCAAAGGTCGAGCATGAGTTTCAGGAGATATGTCTTGAACTAGAAGAATACTTTGGTAAGAAGAAGATTATCTGGTCTCTCCCTTACAGGAAGGGGTACACTAACCACCTCATGAGGTATGCCCTCAAGGAATGCAAGACACGAGATAAACCTTTTATAAATTATTTTATCGTTATTATCAATAACAAAATTAAATGAACATACGATGGAGAAAACCTATTAATAAAATATGTAACAACTGTGGTACCGAGTACGATACGAGAGGGCAACAAAGAAGGAAGTATTGTAGTCAACGCTGTTCTGCAGAAGCTCTAAGAAAACATAGAGAGTCTATGTATATACCATCTCGTGATGTCGAGAGGAGGATGTGGGCACGCTACTGGTACTACAGGAAGTGTGGTGTAAGGTCACAGGACAATATCGCTAACCCAACAGAAGCTAATAACTTTGACTATTGCCACAAGGAGCTCCATGAAACTAAGTACACCTCTAAGTATGCTTAAGGTAACTCTCCTTGGTGAACCCAAGAGTACACAGCACGTGTATAAGATGACATGCCGAGGTAGCTTTGCTTCAATGTACATGTCAAAAGATGGAAAGGATATAAAGGATAGCTACCAATGGCAAGCACGTTCTCAAGTCAAAATTAGACCTCTGGAGGGGGTTCTATCTGTCACGATGGAAGTGTACATGGGTACCAAGCGTAAGTCTGACATAGATAACTTCAACAAGTTGTGCTTTGATGCTCTAACTGGTATATGTTGGATAGATGATAGTCAGATACAAGAACTTCACATAACAAAAGGATATGACAAAGAAAACCCACGCATTGTTTTATCGGTGTCAGAGCTGTAACAAGTGCGTATCACAGGTATATAAGACCAAAGACACTCTTTACGAGTGCCTTAAATGTCATTATAGAGCTTAGTCTTCTCCTATCCACCCCACACTACTTGATAAATGGTACAAGTGACACTCTGGACAGAAGTACACACGTAGCTTCTTAGTCCTTCTTGCCTTCTTGTAGATGTTTGTTTTTAATTGTTCAGCATGTTTCTTGCTGTAACCTTCTTTGTCGCATGTCATAGGTCTAATATTCCCATCACTACCCACAGTGTCAGTAACCAGATTGGTAGTGTTATTCCAAAGATGTAGAAGATTGCTGTGATAGTGATGTAGGTTTTCATTCGATTATTATCTTACCTTCTTCTTCGTAGACGACTATTCCCTTTGGCTTGAGGTACGCCATAGCTACTTGCTTTAAGTGTCCTTCATTCCCTGGGTTCATTCGTACAGGGAACCTCATAGTGATTGTTAGTTCTTGGATTGGTTCGTTCATGGTGTTAGATTCTACTTTGTAATGCTTGCCTAATGGCTTGTGTGCCACCTGTTAAACCCATCTCTTTATCTGCTATATCTATACCGTCTAGTACGTTAAGGATAAACTGTCTCTCCTCCTTCCTTATTAGTGCCACAATCTGTTCCTCTACTTCTTTACGTTCCTTTTCTTCATATGCACAACCTTCGCAACCTTCATCCATGCAACCCAGTCCTGATGGTATGTAGCGTAGTTTTTCAAATAGTTCTTGGATTGGTTCGTTCATTTTAAGTTGTTAATTATTTTTAAGATGTCATAAAACTTTCTTCCACCGTTACCTTTACTTATTAAATGTATTTTTACAAACTCCGCTCTCTCCACCTCTCTCTCCACTTCCGAGAGGACTGTGTTGCGAGTTTCCCCTATCTCCCTGTTCTTTGTATCAATGATGGTGTTTACTAGTATCTCGTTGTTTTTACGTTCTTCTGCGAGTAGGGTAGAGATGAAGTCTTGTATCTCGTTGATTACATAAGTATCTTTTACGCAAGGAGAAGTTGAGTGGTGTATCTTCCATGATACAAACCGTTTATCAAACTCCTCCTTCCAGTTTTCTTGTGTACGTTCCACACCATGTCCTATATCCTTCATAAATTCTTCTTCTGTGATTGGGTTACCGTTTGTGTCTTTCATAGTTAAGGTTTTGTTAGTGT